TTTCTAGCCATTGCCTAAACAGCAACCATCTATCGTCCTGATAAACTTCTCTTGCCACCCAACATTTCCCTACACCCGCAACAGGCGCTAACTTTGCGGCTCCTGACATTAAGCTTCCAGCACCTGACATTTTACCGCCCATGTCTCTTGGCGTTTTGCCAATCGTTGTCGTTCCTGTAGGTACGCCAGAGGCAAGGCCAGCACCAAAGTTGACCATCTCCATTGGGTATTGGAACTGCTTTATGAAATCGTCATAAGCAAGGTCTAAGCTTTGTTGACTTAGATTTTGCTGTGCGCCGCCTATGTTCAACAGGTTTTGCACGTCAGTATTTTGCATATTCTGTTGCGACTGCGCGGCATCAGGCAACGCTCTTGCGCCTTGCATCTGTAATTGTGCGCCCAGCCCTGTCATATTGTTATATTGGCTGGCATCAGCTAGGCCAAGTGTGTTAGCAGTGTCAAACCCCTGTTGCAGTAGCTTTGCAATATCATCACCAAATGTATTTAATGCGGCTTCATTTGTTAGCGCCGTTGCAACACCTTGACCGCTACCACCAAATGCACCAGCGGCTGTAGCAAGTGCGTTATTAGACAACTGCGCTCTAGATAACGCATCGCCAAACGTATTAATGTACTGGTTAATTACTTCACTTTGATAAGGGTTAAAATAGTTTTCCGCTAAGTCAGCACCTTCGACCACGTTTAAATTTATTGGCGCCATTGGCGGTGGGGCCATTGGGATTGTTTCACTGACAGGCACAGGATCAGGTGAAAATGTAGGCTGTGGCGCGGTTGGCGTGTATGAAACTGTTGGCTCTGGTTGCGCTATTAATGGCGCGGCTCTACCTTCAGCCATTCCATGATGCAAGAAATGATCGAGGCCAGTAATTACGCCATCACCGTCATAATCAACATTTGATGCCATAGAGAATGGTGAATCTGGATCAGCTATAGCATTTGCCACGTCTTGGTTTTGCGCCAAGTATGCGGCCTCATCAAAATTATCTATTAGAAAATTCTGATCAAATACATCTAGGTTACTCATTGAAACCTCTAAGCAGTTGGCATTGGTAATTTAGGCAATGGTATTCCTGTGGCACGTTGGGTATTAATCATGCCGTTTTGCATACTTGTACCCTGCACTCTTGGCCCTTGTGCAAATCGTGCAAGCGTATTGATGCTTTGGTTCATAGCTGGTTGGAAAGTTCCAATGTTTGCCCTTGTCATATCAAACCCCTGTAACTGATCAGGCGTAAAGCTGGCAATGCGCGGCAAGTCATATTTAGGAAAAGGTCTTTCCATGATTGCTGGCGTATAATCTAAAATGCTGTCAACAAGGCTTTGCAACCTTGGATCAAGCTTTACTGTTGATGATGATGTTTGTGAGCCGCCACTCATTAGAATAACTCCTTTACAAATCGTTTGCTGACTACTTCTGTTCCTTCTAAATACTTCTCAAACGCCCTTGGCGAATGACAGGTAATACGTTGCGCCTTGATTGATCTGGCTAACTCTTCTAGCCACTGCACATGGTTTGCCAATGATGCTGGTCTTCTAAAACACGCTAACCACACGTGTAATTCCATCTCACCAAAGTTGTTTACTGGACGCAAAAACAAGGCGCCTTGTATCGTTGCACCTTCTCCAACCACATAACAGAATGTGTCGTTGATCATGCACTGGTGGTAAACGTCTTCTACAATAAATGCGTCAGTGCATTTGCTTTTGTTTCGTGCTTGCTCGATCATATATCGCAGTTGGGGCCATGCCGTTCTTAATGCGTCACCCTCTAATCTTAGCATTTAGCGTTGTTCATTAATTTGGTTTAACCTTAAACCGCCTATATTTAAAGCACGATCATAACCAAACTCTGTACCGTCTTCCATTAATTGTTTATGCAACGGCGTGCCAGCTTTGTTATAAAAATATTCAGAACCGTATGCACCAGTTGATTTATCAGGCAAAACATAAGAACCGTCTGAAGCTTGCTCAAATATTTCAAAAATATTTGGCACACCATCATTTCCGAACATTGGACGGCTGTAACCGCCACCACTGCCGTACATCATTGTGTTTTGCAGACCCATCATATCAGCCATACTTACACCTTCTTTCGGCCCATCATCAGCTACAACTTTTGGCAATTCTGGCAATGCAGAAACCATTTCGCCACGATCTGTTGGGCCTTGTGGCCCTGTGTATGCGGCTGTCTGTCCGTAAAACAATGGGTTGTAACCCTGTTGCGTCACGTAAACAGCTTCGCCAGCATTAACGGCGCTTATTGGTTCACCTTCTGGCGTTTGGAAAAAAGCTTGTCGAGCAGACGCTGGGTTCATAGTTGGTGTACCCATTGTATTAAAACCAGCAATTTGATTTATAGGTGGTAGTGTGTAACGAGCCATTACTCTCTCCGTCCAGCAGTTGCGTCTATGTCAAATCTCATTTTACCAAGTCTCCAAGTATTTGGCGCTCCATTACGGCTAAACTTCCAACCTAATTGTCTTCCTGTTACACGCACGTCAACACGCTCTGTTGTTGGCCCAATCGTAAAAGGCCCATTGTTTACAGGTGTAGAATTAGGTTTGTCTTTTGTAATTAATGTTAAATCGCCACCAGCAGATAGTGATTGAAAGTCTGGCACAACACCTGACACATCCATCATTACTTCACCTTCGCCGCCACCTACATTAAGATCAACAGGCGCGGCCTCTACAAATGCTTCAAATGGATCACCTTGGGCGCTATCGCCTTTTTCGTGTAGATAAGTTTCGGCGTAATTATAATCAGGTGACCAGCTAAACATAATCGGGTAGTTTTCACCTGTTATGCCAAACGTTCTGTCAAACGTGCCAGTAGCAAAAACATTTTCCTGTATGCTAAAGATAATATACTTGTTGCACTCTAACCCTGACGCTGGATAGAAAAACCACGCTTCGTTAAATTGTGATATGCCCACGCCAGCTATCTTGGCTTGCTGTGATCCTGTAACCACTTCATCACGCATAAAATCGCGCACAGCACAAGGTATTGCTTGCAACGTCTGGTTTTGGAATTTGTAGAACTGCCAGTTAGATGACAGAAACACTAAACCGCCTGTCTGCGAGTCTTTAGCAAATGCCCTTGGCGCTATGATGCCAACATCTGCCACTAAGTCTTGGCTGTAAATAAACACTGTATCTTGCAAGTATCTAAGCTGATGCATACTTGCGTCAGTAAATACGACAGTCACGAAACTACTTGGCACAATGCTTATAATGTTAGAACCAGCGCCTAGCCGCAAAGATCGTGATGTATTTGTTGCCGCCGCTGTCCAATCTCCTGTAGCAAATCCTTGCGCTTGCGCGGCCCATATGACCAGCAGACCATCAAATCCAGAGCCAGCGTCACAACCGCCTAACACTAAAAATTGCTCTGGCGTAACTGCCATATAATTGATTTGTGTAGGGCAGTCAGTAGCCGCATTGACTACACAGCGTTGACTTCTGTTCAATTGCCAACGGTATAAACTACCGCCTCTTGGTACAGCTACTAAATCTTCGCCGTAGTTTTCTAACAACCAGATACGTGCGTCATACGATGTCAGTTGCTCGCCACCTGATCCATATACGCCTAATCCATACCCACCTGTTCCATAGCCAGCTTGTGATGTTGTATTTTGCAAGCCAGCCGCTAGTTCTATAATGATCTCACCGTTTACCCCACCGCCTGATGCAGTTGCATTAGCCGCTGGACACGCGACAGTAAAAGTCGTTGCGCTTGGAACCGTTAAGACTTCCGCTTGTGTGTGCGTAACATAATTTGGTGAACCGCCAAGACCAGAGCCTGACGATGTAGCTGGCGTTTCTACTTCGATTAAAAATTCAGACGTGCTTGATACATATATACTGTGTCGTGTGTTTATCTCTGTATCTGGTATGCCGTTCTGTGCGCCGCTTACACCGCTTATCGTAACGAAGTCACCAGTACTTAAACCATGATTAGCTAACGTTACCCTGATGATTGTACTGCCTATTGTTACAGCTAATGGGCCACTAGCCAACGTGCCAGATCCACCACCGATTGTAACGCCGCCAACAGCCGTTAAGCCTGTTATGTAAACAAATGTTCCTACTGTCATGTAGTGACTTGCTGACGTTGTAATAGTGGCTTTCGTTTCTGTATTAACAACGCTCACAGGATCGGTTGGCATAGATGCAGGGGCCTCTACTGGCGTTATATCCCACAGATTTTCACTGCGCTCGACCATTAATTTGCGGTGACTGCCAATAGCTAGATAGGCGTTGCCGTCATTGTCGCGCCATTGGTGCGCCCCTCTTACACGGCCCAACATCGTGTCTGTAAATTTTAACTCCCAACCGCCAATAACTTGTGGTTGTGCGCCAGCGCCTTGAACTGACCTATAACGTATTTTATCGCTATCGACATACGCACCAACGCTGTATTCACTAGCGTCTTTAACAGTGCCAGCTTGCGGTTGTACTGCTACTAATGGCATTTATTCCTCAACATCAAAAACTAAATCAACCCATCCATCAACGACACTCAACGCTCCATCAACGACTTCATACTTGTGCGGCTGAAAATCTTCTGGTTGCTCAAGCCCCTCGACCACCGACATTGTTGAGTCATTATCGTCGGGAAAAGTAATCGTGGCATCGCCTTGCGTAACAACAACTTTGTCTGCTTCCAGCGCGATACTCGCACTGTCGGGGAAAAACTCACCGACCGTGTTATCGCTCCTTCTTACTAACGCTTTCATTTTAACCTCACGCAATTAATATTTTGGTTGCGGCAATAGCTTTGCCAGCCGTCACATTTGCTAGTCCTGATGGGCTTGTTCCTAAACTGCCATCACTCTGCACGAAATAAGTCGTATTGATGACTAAGCCGCTTTGCGCATCGTCAACATTGCCTGTGGTTTGAATGGTTGCTGTCTGCCCATTAGTATAAGAGCCACTTGCAAAACCAAGAAAATTAGATGTAGTTAGCGTTGTACTAGGAAATTTATAGATACCAGCATGACCTTTGTTACCATCAGTTTGATCTTGATAAGCAATAAACATACGATCTGAATTAGTGTCGTAAACAGGGTTAATGTAATGCACACCACTTGTTGTACTCAATGTTATTGCAGTTTCGAATGTTATGGCATTTGTTGAAGTATCTACAGTAAACTGCGCTCCCCTAATTGGATTGATAATCGTCGTGCTATTGTTGCCATACCAAAACACATTGAATTTTTGCGTGTCTGGGTTATACATCATTCGCGTCCAAGAAGCGGTTTCACTTGGGGGATTTGTCGTAAATCTATTTGCTGTTCCACTAGGTGCGCCAGTATTAGTATAGGCATGGGTTCCAGAGGGTATTAAAAGGACTATGTATCCTTCATAGCTACCATTGCCAGCGTATTGTCCAGAAAACGCAACGATGTTTTGGTCTGGATTGTAAGCAATATCTGACTGCTCCCAACCAGTTTGCATTATACTTTGCCCAGAGCTTTGAGTTGTAGCTTGAGTACCAATTACATTTACAATGGCATAGTGTGAATAGTTTGAGTTATTTAGATTTTCATATACGATAAGGTGATGATTTTCTGTTGTATTGTAAATCGTTTTAATTTTCTCAGTACCATGCGATGCAAAAGTCGTAACATTATGTATGGTAAGCGCACCACTGTTACTGCAAACAATCGCCCTAGCTTGACCGTAATTAGATGAACTAATATTCCCACAGAATTGAACAGTACAATTATTGTCTGGATCGTATTGTATTCTAACTGAACGTGCTGAGTTTGTACTATTGATACGCAAAGCACTTTGTGTTTCTGTAAATGTTGTGCCAGACAGTGAAAACGCTTTTACTGTTCCATATTGCGAGGTTGTATCTTCGTAAATAACCACAAGATGGTTCGCAGATACGTCATAAGCAACATCAACGTCATTTGTATAGTTAGTGTTAAAAACGTGCGCTGAACCAAAAGTTAATGTGTCACCGCTTATCGTAGCGGCCATTATTACACCGTCATAATTGGCAGTAGAAGTATTGTAGCTTTGACAAACAACGACAACTTTATTTTCGACAGAATGAAACGTGCCTTTTGTTTTCATTATTGTGCTTGCGTTATTTGACATTGTTACTTCTGAAAACTCACCGCCAGCCGCGCCAGTAATAGCCGAAACAGTGCCGTCACTGTTTAATATTACAGTATCGCCATTAGCAATTGTGCCGCTGGCAACCATCTCTACTTGGTTTCCTGATGGTGGGGCTGGCGCTGGTGCTTGCGACACCCATGCTCCCGAACTAGCAGTTAATAGGTTGCCATCGCTAGTTGGGTTGATTAGCGCCAAATTGTTGCTGGCAACATCTCTAGCCCTGCTCATTATTCACCTTCCTCTGGCGCTGGGTCTTCCCAATAAATGTTAAAATGTGTGTCAGGCACACCATCTATATAAGCATTAAATGCGTCTATATCATTATTGAACGGCACTTGTGTTAATGGATTTTTCACCCCTGTTCTAAGGCGGTACTTATTTTCTGACGTTTCGCCCTCTTCAACAATAGTTTTAGCTATTGCGTTGCCTTGACCGTCTGCCTCAAACTCTGTAATTATTTCATACTCTATACCTTTTATAATTTTTTTAAGCATCACTCTCTACTCCGAACACAAAAACATTGCCACCATTACCGACTCTTACAACCGTTCCAGCAAGAAGCGTTAAAACAGGTGTTGGTGGGCCTGTATATCCCGAAAAAAGATCAGCACTAAAACCGCTGTGATGACGAATAACAGTGCCATCTACTTCTAACTGCGCCCAATACGATCCGTTATTCCAAGTATTATTTGAGCAATAACCCACAAATTTTCTGCCCGCAGGCACAGTATAAACTAAACTGTTTGCACCGTTTGCAGTTGCACCTATTTGTTTGTCTGGTTGCGGGCTGGCACCACTACTAGCGGAAGATGCTGTTTCATCTATAGGTGTAAACATTTTTTAATCCTTTTTACTGATCTGATAAAATTCCAGTTACCCGTATTTTCAAACTAGGCGCTACCACATAGTTGCGCGTTGCGATAGTTGAGGCAGACGGCACAGAGTAACCATACCAAAATGACTTATTGTAATTAACGTTAGCTTCAGCGTCTGTCATTCCTGTAGTAATTTCCGTAGTTGTGCCGTCAGTAAAACTTATTTTATAAATGCGGTTTGGCGTAGAATGATTAGCCATAACCAAACTAGAACCATCAACCCATCTTTCGTTATTCGAACTGTATTGCCAACTGGCACTTCCAGCAGGTCTATTTGACTCCAAATAACTCATCCGTATCGTGGCGTTATAATTTGAATAAGAGTAAAACCAAACGTTACCGATATTAACGTCACTTTGCGAATAGGTAGAGAGCATAATCAAGCCATAACTATTGTTGTTAGGCGTATTAAGTACCCCTCCGTTAGCCGTTGCATCGTAATCAGTTTTTGAGAAAATAAATGGGGCAACGTAAGAGCCTTCCCAAACATAAATAAAATAATACCCTTTTGCCTCATCGTAACTCATTCTAAAGGTACATTGAGCATTTGACGCATAATTGCTTACAAAATAAACAAAACTCCAAGCATTTCCGCTATTGTTGCCAAAATAGTCTGTTTGGGTACCATTACTTCCTGTTGCCAGTGTCACCCATTTCGTAGCTTCGTTTGCCGTAGCATCGTAATTTGTTAATGTTCCAGTAGGAAACTCAAACATGGAAAACGTCTGATTACCCGAAAAATATTGCGCTAAAAATCTCCTATTACTGTGTCTATCGAGATAAAAACAACTTCGTCGATTATCGTAACTACTAAACGAATAGTTAGGGTGATTTCCTGCCGATGGATCGTTTATAAGACCATGATAAAAATTAGCACCGCTACCTCCGCCGTATGTGTTAGCGGCGGCTAAATTTGTAAGGCTTTCCTCGAGATCGTAATATTGAATTTGCGTTTTATTATTTTCATTCCACGCAAATATGTACCTGCCACCATCCCAATGCGGAGCCGCATACGACACATAATGATAGCCGTAAAGTGTGCCGTTATCAGCGTTCCAAACTTCAAAGCCTGCACCGCTTGATGAACCGCAAAACATAATAACTCTAATATTTACACCGTCACTGCGTTCATAAATAAAGCCGTGATTGTTTGTATATGTAGTGAGTTGAATTGTCGGGCCAGAAAAAGTTTGCGCTGTTTTATCGATTGTTGTTCGCGTAATTAGCGGAGTATCTACGACACCATTCACTGACGGCGTTACTACTTTTCTAAATTTAGAAGGTGTAGCATTACTCTCCATTCCATACTGCATTTGTTCATCAGCGTACGTAATAGCTTTTGCTGTAGGACGAATAGTTAGCGTCGAACTACTATCCATAATCACTGAGCCTTCAACGCCAATCCTACCTGCTTTAGCCACAGTGCCTAGTGATGTAAATTCACCTGCAGATAACCCAGCAGTAAGACCAATCGTCGCTTCTGCCTCCACAGAACTTGTTGTTGTTCCTTGTGTGGCCTCTATGCTTTTCAAAACGTAATGCGTAGAAGCGTCAGTGGTTAAGACATTAACCGCACTGCCATTCTCTATTTCACTTGTAGTCAATTTGCGAAAAGCGAGTTGTTTTACTTGATCTGCCATTTTTTCCTCCTAGGCAAATTTGAGCGTTGACGCGATTGATGACCCAGCCGGAGCGTTACCCCATGTCATGACGCCATTGCCATCGGTTTGTAAAAGTTGCCCTACCGTTCCAGTATTCGGCGGTAACGTAAGAACAACATTTCCAGAAAATTGTGCGTGTGGTGGTGCTTGCAAAGCTACATAATGTGCATTGCCAACTTCACAGAACCATTGGACTTGAGATTGACTACCAGTATTTTTTACTCTCAATGTGCCTGATGAAATCGACTGCGAACCCATATCTAAGTCGGCTACCGCTGGGTTTTGGTAGAACCGCGCATCTGCCGCACTTTGACTGTACGTGTTAGCGGCGTTGAACGTGCCAAATGTATGTATACTTATTTCATCGTTAAGAGCCGCGCCACTTGCAAGAGTTACCGTTGTTCCATTCGTAGCTGTATAGTCGGTGGTTTTGAGCAGTACACCATTGAGATAAACTGAAATTGCCGCGCCGCCAGCCGTTTGATCATAACTAATAGTTCCTGTAGCTGGAAACAAAGTTTGCCCAGCAGTCGCTACATACTGATAGATTTCTCGCAGTCCTGATACCGCGCTTCCAGCGTCTTCCCACACGCCTAAAGTCGCGTTATATGTTCGCAGTTTATTTACGGACGACACGTAGGCCAAATCACCTGAAACTAACGGCGTCGAGCCGATGCCTCTAGCTGTAGGATTATTGGTGCTAACTTGGTATATAGTGCCAAACGCCGATACAGCACCATTGGCTTCCGCATTAGCAACAGATTGCACCTCGTTGCTAATTCCCGCTACTGTCTCAACTTTTCCTTTGTAAACTGACTCACCAACCGTTTCCACTACCGCTTTATATGTGGCATTTCCTACAGTCTCAACGAGTGCTTTGTAAGTTGACTCACCAACCACTTCAACGAGTGCTTTATAGGTTGCGTTACCCACCGTTTCAACTAACGGTTTGTAGGGGCTTGTTGCAATATCTTGCAATTGCGCTTTATATGTTACATCGTTTAGCGCCTCAATTTGGCTTTTATAAGTTGCATCAGCGACTGTTTCAACTTTCGCTTTATAGACAGCCTCTCCTACCGTCTCAACAACGGATTTATAAACTGACTCACCTACTGTCTCTACTAATGCTTTGTAGGTTGTTTCCCCAACCGTTTCGACTAACGCTTTATAAGTTGCGTTACCTACTGTTTCGACAAGAGATTTGTAAACAGACTCTCCGACAACTTCGACCAGTGCTTTGTAGTTTGTCTCGCCAACAACCTCGACCAGTGCCTTGTAGGTTGCTTCTCCAACAACCTCGACAAGCGCCTTATAAGTAGGGTTTGCAACCGTCGTTATATCACTGTTTATTCCTGCAACGGTAGATAAGTTATTAGTTGGCGCAATCTGCCCAGCAACCGTTTGCAGGTTGTTGTTGCTTATTTCTGGGGCAACTGTGGCAACGTCTGTGCCTTTTGCTAAGTCTATTCCATACAGTGTGTTATTAGTTTGCCAGATAATGGCTGTGTCAATATTTGCGGCTACGCTTACGCTTGATGATCCGTTGTTGAATGTTAATGCGTAAGTGCCACCAGTAGCGTTTTGAATTACATACCAACGCTCTGTAGACGGTAGCCCAATAGTAGGCGCTGATGACAAACCACCATCTGTGAATCGCAATACCCTATTTCGTGCTTGGTTTGTTTGATACAGCGTTGTTGATAGAGTTATGTTGCCAGTAAGGCTTATCTCTTCTACACCTGACACAGCCTCATCAATTAGGGCTAGCGTATCGCTGTTAAGTTCAGCACCCCACGTATCAGCAAAATCACCTGTGCCAATCAAACGTAATGAAAGGCGTTCTGATGGTGTTGAAGCCATATTTTACTCCTAAATTGTAAACCATTGTTGCGCGGCTGGTGCAAAAAACAGTTTGCTCCCAGACGCTGAGATTGTTGTCGATGAACCGCCGTCTATTGTTTCGTTAGCTTGACAGTAAATTGTAGCAGTATTAGCACCACTATTTCTTATACACACAAAGCTACCAGCGTATGCTAACGGCAATTTTGCGCCTGTTCCTGACGCTACTGTAGTCAACAAAACCAATGTAGCATTTATGTCTGACGCATCTGTCGATGTGGAACCTAACGTAACAACGCTTTGCGTAGGCAAATCACTGACATAAGGCAGTCTGTCACGCTTTCTGTTTTCTAAGTCAGCGACCGCCTGATCAATTGGCAAATAAGGCATATCACGTAACGACTACTGACACGTCTAAATCCCAACGCACCTCATCGTCAGCTTTATGCAATACTTCTATTTCACCTTCCGCTAACCGCAACCAATACAGCTTATCGCTATCGTTCTTCAAAAACTCGTTAGCCATTGCTAAACATACACACCGCAATAAACGTGGGTTGAAGTTTGTCAGAAAGTTAGTTGTGTTGCTTCCAGACAATGCCGCTGGCTGGCAATAGTAACGCCACCTGTAAGCGTAGGTTTGATCTGGTGCTAACGGAAAAAAAGCTTTGTCAGCGTCGATGTAAAACTGTGTGGGCTTGCCCTGACTTATATTACCACTTGTGTCGTATGATCTAGCTGACTCTATGTCATCAAGCGTTCTGTGATTCAAAGCAAGCTTTTCTGTGCCGCTGTAGAACAACGAGCGTGAGCCAATAAAGTCAGCAGGCACGTCTATGTAATCTTGCCCCACAACCATGTTGCCAGTGGTTAATTTGAGCATCTCACGCACACGCAAACGCCTGTAAATAAAATCTTCTGCCTCTGCTAATATTGTCGGCGCGGAAAAGCTGTCATTGTTGACCCAATTCTTAATAGAACCGTCAGTAGCTTTATTTGCGACTAGCGTTGTGTAATCCATTCTTTATAGCCTTAATAATTGTTGCTGGCTCTATACTGGCACTGCACCTTGCCGCCTTTGTGTTGTCATCTTGGTTGCAGTGTTCAAAATCAAAATGCAATCGGTGACATGGAAAACACGCCGTACTTTGCGGCAAGATTTCTTTTGTGTTTTTCCAGTGTTTTGTAAGCTGTTTTGGCCCACTGTGACTGACCATTACAACTTTATGGTTTTTTTCCATGCAAACAGCGTTTAGAAGCCCTGTTTCTGGCCCTACAACCACGTCTGACACTTGCGCCAGTGCCATTGATGCCCGCATCGGCAACGTGCCGCATTGGGCCGCTATGCGCTCTACAGAGCCATATCGTTTTTCTGTCTCTTCAAGCACAGACTCTTGTAAAACCATTGCTTCTTTATCGCCCATTAACATAACGTAGGCATTTGTCTGTTCTAACAACCCTACAAGCACGTCTGCCATGTGCGGATACCATTTATGTACGCTGGAACCAGCAACAGCCCATGTGACTAACGGCGCATCAAACCTTTGCCGTATTTCTTTGGCCTGTTCTTTTTCATCAGCCGTTGCATGGAAAACGCATCCACGAAAATTATATGGCACGTCAGCAAGATCATGCGTTATCTCCATATAATTCTGGTTAAACAGCTTGTGCCTTGCAGATTGTGACCAAAAATACTTTGGGTGTTCGTGGCTTAGTAGTAACTGCCCTTCTATGCTTGAACTAAGATTAACAACTTTATCATATTCGGTTGCGATAGCTTGCCAGTACGTCACCAAGTCATCGTTATGCACTTGATTGCGGTCTTGCACCATTAATTCGTCAATGTCAGGGTGCGTTGCGTTTATAACGTGCTGTGGCGCTTGGCAATTTAACGTCACATGGTATCCTTGCTTTCTAAGCAATGGAAATATGCCAGCGCATATAATCTGATCACCCCATGCGCCATATCTTACGACAAGACACGACTTGTCTGGCTTTGGTTTTTGTTTTTCCTTCTTGTTTGGCGTGACAACCAGCAACTGCTTACGCTGTTTTGCTATCACGCAATCTGACCAAACACTTAATATGTTTTTTGCTTCTGTTTCGTCTTGATTGACAAAGATTATGTAGCCGTCTGGCTTGATTACCCTGCGCCAATCTTCGAACGTGTTGCTTTCTGGTATTTTAGCGCCGTTTATGACCAACGCATCTAATTTACCGTCTGCAATAATCTCTACGGTGTCAGTTAGCAAAAAATGACGATACAACGGTTGATCACCACCTATTTGCATAACTAAACCGCGACTGTACGGCACAATAAACCACTTAGGATCAAAAATATTTGATTTTTTTTGCATTTACCTCTTGCAACATATGTAAATGTGTATTATATTACATTTATTGTTACTTATTTGGAGAAATCACATGGCATCATATGTACCACCAACCCAAATCCACAAAGTTGCTGGCAATTTTATTTCGGGTGTTGTTGACCGCATACAGCGACGATTAAAAGAAAACAAGTCAAGCGTCAAAACTTACGCTTCGTGTGACCGCGCTTTCGACAAAGCAGAAAGGTTAGCACAAGATTTCAGTGCTTATAACGACACTGATTTTGACCCAATTTTTATAGTTGTTCAATTATCTAACGGACGCTGGACATCTGTATTTATGTTAAGCGAGTATTTTAACCGTTTAGACAACGGCACAGATATGACTTACTTCGCTCGTAATGGCTTTCATTGCGTATAACTAACAGGGGCTTCGGCCCCTCACTTTTAAGAATAGGGGCTGGTGTGTGCCAGCCCCTTTCTCATTACTTGCCGCTGTAACTCATGGCGGCTTTCCCCATTTTACCATATGGGGCTTTGTCCGCCATTCCAGCGTATTTAATGTCCGACTTGTCTGGCATAGAACCAGCAGTTGAAGCATTTTCTGGTGGGCAAGCTTCCATGATGGATTGCGAACCGCGACCAGCACCTCTTAATATAGCCATTCTATTATCCTTTCTTAATTAAGCCGCTGATGCCCACTCGACAATTCGAGCGTTTGTTGCATCAGAATGGACAAGACCGAAACCTTCCAGTGCGTACCAAGCCATACCCATTGACCGTCCATAGTCAGATGGAATACGACCGCGAATTTCTGGAGCCATTGCTATGACTTCTGCCACAGTGTCAGCGCCCATGAAATAGCACCAATCAGACTTACCGTTTGTCCAATTGTTTGTACCATCTCTTGCTGGTGCGGCGTTCACGCCACCTGACAAGATTTGGGTTTGCTCAACGAAGCGTACTGCTTCAAATCGACCAACTTCACCATTAGTAATCTTGCGATAACCAGTAGTGGTATATTGATCAACTTGTTCCAACTCATCTTTGAGATCACGAAACGTTGTAGGTCTTGCGATAGCGATGTAATCATCACCCTCGTAAGCTGGTATGTTTCGCTCTTTCATCAAGTCAGAAATCTTACGCACGTGCGTTTTAGTCAAGCCAACATCGTTGTTACCTGTAGCGGTTCCATCTGTGTACAACGTACCAGTTGATGCCGCCGCACCTGTCGCAACATACTTCAGCGGTGTAAGCCTAAACTTAGCTTCTGCTTCAGTGTCAAGCGTTTCACGACAATCTCTAGACAAAACATTTCTTGTTACGTCCATGACATTGTGCTTACCAAGCATATCAGTCAAGCTTGTAAACGGAACAGAATTGCCCCATTCAACAACCGTTGCTGTGGCTTGGTTGATCGTGAAGTTAGTTTCTTGTATTGCAGTTCCTTCAGTTAAGGTAGAGCCACCAGTTGCAACCTTGGAATAGACGTTCCATGTGACGGTTGAACCGTTGTTTAAACCTTTATCTGCAAAGTCTTTAGCATCGCAGAACTGACGAAATTTAGTAGACGCTCGTACTTCCATGCGTAAAACTGAGGACAGTTCATCAGCATATAGATAGCCGCCAAGCGTATTGGTAGACCATAATTGTCCAGCCATTTATGCCTCCTATTTCTGTTAGGCGTTAATAAATGGGCAAGTTCCTAGCTTCGCGTTCCTCACGAATAATCTCTGATTGAGTTTTAGGACGTGGGGTTCCACGACTAGGCGTTGCCGCGCTCACTTTTCGCGGTTGTTTTGCTGTGCCAGCCTTTCGGTTTTGCTTGTCAGCTAGACCGTCTGTCTGACCGTCTGAACGTCCGTTGTACCAAGAACGAGTCTTAGCCCCACCATCCATCAGTAAATCCTGATATGATTTAACACCGTAACCAGCTTGTCGCGCTTCTCTATGGCGTTCCCACCACGATTGGATAGGCGCGGCGTTAAGTTGCTGTTCTGTATAACCTAAACTCATAAGATCTTCTTTTAAGCCTTGGTTAACAAAATTAACGGCGATAGATTGTAAGTTTGGATCTTCCTTGATCTCTGGATATTCATTTAACGCATTGTTCAGCGCGGTTTGATGCTCTGTTTGCTCACGAACAATAGCCGCCGTCATCTGTGCAACTTGATTTGGATTTAGTTGCTGTTGACCTTGACCACTGCCCCTAAGTTGTGTGACCGCTTCTCTAACTTGCGATTCATCGCCATACATAAAAGCATTCACAAGAGCGTCATCATCATTGGTAGACGCTGGTTGTTGCTCTTGCACTGGCGCTTGCGGTTGTGCTTGCATTTGTTGTTGCTGTTCGAACTGTAATTTTAGTTCGTTAGCTTGGCGTAATGCCGCCGCCGCATCTTGAAATCGTTTGTCAGCCGCACGTGACTTTTGCGCTAATTTCAAAACTTCCGCTAATGGCTTACGTTCCTCTTCACCATCGATGATAAGAGTATGTAAGTCATCGCCCTTAGAACTAGCTTCAGTTTTAGGCGTGGGTTGTTCAGAAGCTGACCGCCCTTGGGGTGGGTCTGCTTGCTGTTGACCGTCCTGTTCCTCTGCTTCTTCTTCGGTATTGTCATCGATCGCATCCAATGAGGGTAGCGTCGATTCATCGTTTAGTTGTTGGCTTCGACGTGCCGCCATTGCATCCTCAATATTATTGCGGTGCAAATCTTGTACGTCATACTCTGGCTTTTCAGCCTGAGTCTGTTCTGCCTCAACATTAACATCCTCATTATCGAGGGTAGTTTCTGTATCAGACATTCCTTTTCCTTGGTTAAAATTAAAGGCTTTCGCCCTACAAGTCCTCGACTTGTTCTGCCTCGACGATCTCACGGTAGGCTTGTCTGCCATCGTTTATGATCTGCTCGATGTCTTGTTGCATACAACCGAAACGTTTTATTTCGGCTTGTGTGCGTCTAATTTCTGATGCTTGTTGCTCTGGGCATAAATCAACCAGCTTTTCTTTTAACTCGTCAACACGCTCTACCATGCGCCCAAGCACATACTTGAATAACGGTGTTTCTAATTCTGCTTCTATATCTGCGCCTAATCTAGCAAGGCCCAGCAAATCATCTTGCGGTGTCATTAAACCATATTAGGCGGTAATGTTGGCAATGGGTTAGCATCTAACTCTGGCGCTTGTGGCGGCATATAGTTAGGGTAGCTGTCTGGGCGCACAGGAATTGCCGACATTTCTTCTGGCGGTTCGTACATTGTGTATTCATCGTTCGACAATGGCGTATACATAGGCGGCCCACCAGCAGACATCAAACCACGATTTTTTATGAAATCGTCTATAACTTCTTGCCTACTTCTATTTGACTTTTTTGCTATGTCATCAGCGCGATTACGGAATAATTCCATAAACGTGCCTTGGCTTGCGTCATCCACGCCTGTTCGTTGCGCCGCACCCATCCACAAGTTTGCTTGCACTTGCGGCCCTGTCATGCCTAATTCGCCGCCAATTTCATTAACCAAATCTTCAAATGCCTTGTACTCGCCTTTTGCTGGCATACCAACGTACACCGTAGGCTCATTTTTTATATCGTCAAACTTAATATCGCCGTTTTCAATCGCTTTTTTTGCATTAAATTTTGGTTTGCCAGCTTTGGTTCCGGCTTCTGTAATATATTTGTTAACGGTTTTTGCTCCATAAATTTTTGTTAACCTGTCAGCTAGTTGCTGGCTTATCTCTGAGCTTGTTGACAACCACTCTGGCGAACCATCCGCCATCGCCATGTACCGTGTAAAATGCAAATCTGCCGCTATATTTGTGCCACTACCTTTTAATGATTGTGTAAACCCTTTTGGCTTTGGATTTTCTGTCATACTGCTAGAAGCTGGCGGCATATCATCTGGCAATGGCGTGTAACGCCCTGCACCAAGTCTTGCAACATTCTTTGCATGGTTTTTTTGCATTTTGTGACCGTAACCTTTAGTTGGTTTTAATTCGCCACTTATAAGCGCATCGTAATTATCCTCAAACCAATCTTTGCCTTTTGACCTGTAATAACTTGCCACACCAATGTTCGTTGGCACTTTATTCCCTGTAGATGTAGCGCCCATTAAATCCATAAATTCTGACCACTGTTGATGACCCTCTTGCGGCCCATGCTCTGCGATAAACCAATCACGCAATTCTTCTGTATTGTACCAATCTGAACCGCCTAATTCTTGCCCTGCTCTTATGTCTCGAATTAGTTCGTCTTTGATGCCGCCTTTGTTTGCTCTAATGTTGTCAATGGCATTTTGTGTTCGCGCTGGCACTTTCTTTGGATTGTATCGCAAATAACTGTATTCTGTTCGATCTGGAGCCGCGCCTAAATATCTGGGGTCTGACCCAGCTTGTTTAGTGTAATCTGGCTTAGAATTTTTTAGATATGGCGCTGTTGTTTCATCTCCAGACTGTCTACGCATAATGTTTGAAGCAAGCGCACCTTGCGGAGCTTTGCCTAATAACGAAGGCCCCATTATGTTTAACGCTGGGTTTATTGCAAATAAACGTTCTAGACCTGACATGTTTTGACTTTGCACTGGATCAACCGCTCTTGCGTATTGCGATGCCATTTGTGGCAAACTAAAACCTTCTGCCACTGCTTGACCGCCTTGCATCACCGCTTGCAGTATTGGCGCCAATTGACCACCTCCTTGCGGTTGCGCTACTGGCACTTGCCCAGCGGTATCGTAGGCAATCAATTGTCTAGGCCTTACTTGTGATATAGGGGGTAAATCTACCATTACATTACATTTACGTTGCTTGCATTAGGCATTAATCGCGCTCTAGCTAGATCAAGCTTAAATCCTTGCTCTGCAAGTGCGGCTTTGCCCTCAACATCCATCTGCGCTTTCTGTGCGTCCATCTGACCCTTCATCTGCGCTTCTGCTAATTTAACTTGTCGGTCTATATTCTTGTCTTTTACTTGGCCCTGTAGCTGTTGTATAATCTGACCCATCTGGCCCAACTGCGCTTGTAGCTGTTGTATGCGTGGGTCTTCGCCCTGACCGTCCTTAAAGTTCAGAAAACGTTGACCATCTTTGTATCCAGCCTTGCCGAATATCTCTGACGCTATCGCTTCCACGCCTGACGTTTCTAACACATTAGGCCCATACAATTGCACAAGTGGCGCTACAAGCTGACCAAACGTTTGCATCGCAAGCGCAAACTTGCGGCCTTGCATCAATGGATCTGTGCCGCCTATGCCTACGTTTACATTTACCGTTAACTCGCCCTGCAACAGATCGTCAGTAATCTGGTTGATGCCATACTTCTGAAACAAGTCTGCCTTTTCAGCCGCCAATGCCAACACAACGCTGTCAGTCTCATATGCTTGCTCTAAATGCACCATCTGACGCAATACAGGCTCGACAAACGACTCACTAAATACACGCAAGTCATATTCCATAAGCGTGTTGCTTTGCCCTGACAACATCGCCATGCCGCCAACTGTCTCATTCATGCGGCGATTAGACTGAATACTGCTATTATTAAAGTTACCAGCTAGTTCGTCGAAATCTAGGTTGATCCTGTCTTGCTCTGCATAAGCCTGACTGTTAACTGGCGGTGGAGCCATCTCAACAACGTCAGTAGCTGGATCATCCATTGTAATGACTTTAGCAGGTGATCTGTTCATCAATGCTGGCACAAGCGCCTTGTTACCACGCCTTACCTTGACCATCGGCGTTAGGCTGAACTTCAGTGCGTCCATACGTAGGTTTGCCAAGTCGTTTGACTCTTGCTGTAGTGGCCCTAGCATTTCCACACGGCTCGATGGATATGGCTTAAATGCTTCGATGTTTGAGTAACCCACGACCACTGGCCTGTCACCGTTTTTGCAGTGTAAATACACTTCTCCAACTGGTGTTGGATCTGTCAGCATTGCCGCCGTTGCCAGCGTGTAATAGTGGTAGTCTTGATCGCCGCGCTTTACAAAGTTCTCATGCACAAACACAACTTCGTAATCATCGATTGGCGCATCTGTGTCACGTCTGCTTGGCCCATCAAACATATTACGTGCATCGTCTAAATCAGCGGCATCCTCTTCTTTGCCTTGCTGTAACGTTGCATCATCCAATTCTTTCCATGCTGGTTGGCCTGTCTTGGGGTCTGCATCCACCATCATCTGCTTAACATCAATAGCAAACATAGGCCGTCTGACTATAAGATATGGGCTACTTCCAACAGGGTCTAACCAATCAGCCGCTGGATCAAACAAAATGTTTTCTGGCTCTATTGGCTCTATGACAGGCTCATCTTTTACCACCGTCATGCGGGGCTGTATGTCAATGTCACCTTTATCGTTAATGATAGGCATACCATTTTCGTCAGCTACCACCTCTTCGCCGTCTTCTGCTTCAGCATAATGCCAGAAGATCTTGGCGGCTGTAATGCCGTAAATATCGGCTGTCTGCCTTGCGCCAACCAGCAACCTAAACCACGGTACTGTTTTTTGCAGTCTGTAATTCAACAACTCTTGCATGATGCTAGCAGACGCTAACTGGTTAGGATCGTTGTCGTTTTGCGGCGTAATGTTTACAACGTCATTCGTGCTGAAAAACGCTTGTGCTGTGACTGCTTCATTTTTTCTTACATATGACCTAACTTTTGGCCTAAACAGTCTAGAGCGCCGTTTAAATGCGTCTGAATTATACTTTGACCCTGCTGGATGTTCGTTGTTGAATAGATTAAGGTTGCGTTCCCAATCATCCCTATGCGCCGCTTGCACATAGTCAACAGCATTGTCATAACAGCTACGGCTTAACTCTAACCAATCAGTGTCATCTTCTGGCGATAGACCTTCGCCATTATCGTCAACCTCATAGTCCATAAGCTTTGAGTCGGCTGAACCGTCTGTAATACGCATCTCTTATTCCCTACCAAGGACTTTTACTGGCTTCTTCAGCATATGCCGCCACGTCTACATTGCCGCGCCGTAAATTGTGACGCTCTAGTATTTCGCCGCCAGCCCTCATTATTGCGTCTTCGAAAGTAACGCTAGGATCGTTTAAATTTATAAAGTAACCCATGTCTGCGCTTAATGCTGGGTTACGCACGATAGCAACAGCACCACGCACTGCAACTTGCCATCTATAACCTGTGTAATGCTTGTCAAGTTGTGCCGCCGCACGTGACGCCAAATTCATCTCTGTCGGCGTAGGTACACCAGCTACATCACGATAGATCGTGACGTTTTCACTTCCATCCATACTTCTGCCCTGCACGTGGCTCACCTTGCACAAAGTAGCGACCAGATTGGTCTGCATCATATGTGTCTGACGGCTTGCCAAACTTGTAGACCCAAGGGTAGTAAGCTTTTTCGTAAAAATCCCTGTCGGCCTCTAACACGAGCGACTTAAATGAAATGGTTGTCATTTCTTTTTCTTACCTTTGGAGTGTTTTTTTCCATACGCCATTGTTATTTCTTTCTACGTCTTAATCTACTTTTCGTTGCTGTCATTGGACGGCTGTTTTGATACAGCGCCCTATCTTTAGTTGAAATAGCGCCCATTGGCCCTTTACGCTTAGTGGTTTTCTTTTTATACATTGCCATTTAACTATCCTCGTAATAGTCGGTTTCGTAGTAATGATCTTCGCTTACACGATGATCCGGCGAAGCAAACGTAAGTAAAAATGCGTCTGCTAGGTCTGGTGAGCCACCCAAGCGTTGCTTTGTTTTATCTTTTGGTTCGACTTGTATTTTGCCGCTTGCTGTCATTGCATAACGTGGGGCTGTTAGCTCACCAATGAGGTCTGGATCATCGACCATCTTGCAGTCTCTGGCCTCTAACCACTCGCGGCCTTTAAACCACAACTCATCTCGTAGCCGCATATATCTAGCCCTGACACTTGGGCTTTCTGCTACGTTAATTCCAATAGCTGGCAAGTCTTCGTCTTGTAGTATGTCAACCACGCCACTGCCTACGCCTATCGAGTCAATCAGTATCTTGGCTGGGCGCTCTGATGACGGCGTTTGCAAGTATTCGTCTATCACGATGCCAGCCACTTGTGTCACTGACTTGTTACGCCAGCTTTTAACTGGCTCCAACATCACATTCCTTTGGCGCTTGGCTAAAGCCGTCTGATCATCACCAAATCGCGCAACATCTAAACCCCATGTGGGCTGACCCATCAACGGCTCTACATCGCGCCGTATAGCGGCCTCACAGAGCGATAGTGAGATGATTGCGTCATCTGATTGCTCTGGAAAGTCTCCAAGCACCCTGACGGCGTATATTGCGCTATCAGCACCATACTTTGATGCCATTTCTTTTATGAAGCTGGGATCGACCCTTGTGCTTTCTTCACAGCTAACACGCTTTGTCCACCAGTTGCTTCGCTGTTGGTTAAATGCGTCAAAGAAATAACCGTTAGTTCTTGTAGGGTTGCCCACCATTAACGTCTTAGCGCCCTTGGTTGACATAGCGCCCTGACCCACCTCAAATATTACCTCGTCCACACCAGACGCTTCGTCTACGATAAACAACATATTATCGCTGTGGAAACCTTGGAAAGCTTCTGGCTTCTCTGGACGGCTAACCCTTGGCACTGCAAACGCTGTGTCAGGTTGTGCTTTTAGATAAAATCGTGTTGCAGTCAGTTCGAATAAGTCTTGCAACGCTTTCGGCATCTTTCTGTGCCACGTTGCTAGTTCTGACCAAAGTATGTCTTGCAATTGGTGACTTGTCGGCGCTGTCACTGCAATCTTAGACGGTGATTTAGTATACATCCACCAGAGTATTGACCATGCGCTAAATGCTGACTTACCTACACCGTGACCTGACCTAACAGCTATGCGGTCTTCAGTGCATAGTGCTGTCAGTGCTTCCGCTTGCCACTTCTCTGGTGTCACTCCCAGCGTCTGTTCCACGAACATCGTTGGATTCTGCGACCACGCTCTGCCCAGCCTCTGCCACTGATCTTGTGAGCCATTCATATATTGAACCGTTTACCTCTGCTTCTACTTTCTGTTCAACTGATGCAAGTTTAGGGTGAATGTATGGCGCGGCTGACTTCGCGGCATCCATACGTGTGTCAAATTCTTGCGTTGGATCTCGCATAATGTTGAGCATATATTCTAAAGGCGTTATTCCCTCTTCTGCACAACGGTTAGCTATCTCAATTGATTTGACGTTTTTACTACCTTTTTTTCGCCCAGAATTTGGCCTTGGGCCACCATGTGCCATAATATTTCTCTTGGTTTATAATTGGTTTTTTTTCAAGTTAGTGCATTGTTGCATCAACTGGTACGCACTCTTCGCCCGCTAACATAGACGCATATTGCCTTGCCATTTCTTTGTCACTTGCGGCAAATCTTGTAACTTCGATTACAACCCATGAACCATCCACGTGTTCCCAGACTGACACGTTTCCTGTACCTATCTCTGGATTGTTAAAATAATCTTGTATCTTCATAATCGCTTCCAAAAAAAACGGCTGGCAGTGTTGGGAGATGCTACCAGCCGTTCAACAAAGGAGTGAAACGGCAATGTCAGTACCGTTTTGGTCTGCTAGACTCTGCCTGTGATTTATACACGTTCACTTTGGAGAAGTTACTTTTGGATTGTTACTGTCGGTGATATTAAAACAGGAGATCACATTGTATAAATGCACAAGGCAGAAATCTAACAGTGGAAATAACTCTAATATCGAATTTTTAGTACGTCAACCCACTTTCTGCACTAGATATTGTGTGTAGACATTTATTTAAGTTCGTAGGCGGTGTCCCATTGTCCCATTCGCTAGCCTTGGGACAAATGGGACAGTTTGCATTAACCCCAATATATGCTTTCTATTTTCCATTCGTGTTCTTCGTTCAAAACTTTACGCTCTTCAGTAAATGAACCCTCACTTGCTTT